GGTAATCACTATCCACCCGTCCCCGCAGAAATGGTAAAACCTTGCATTGAGGCTATTGACGCATACTATGATGAGGACTATGAGAGAATGATTTCTATGCCTATGGTTGGTGACTTTCAGATTCTTTATAAGGGAATGACTCACGCACCTGCGAGAGCGATTGTAGACCAACACCACTTATCTTTTTGGCTACCTGATTGGGAGGATTAGAATGTCTGATACAATAGAAAACATGGAATTGATCCACGCAGATAATTTAACACCAGACCAATTAATGATTGGTGATTTAATTAAAATTGGTGATGACATCGTTGAAGTTATTTTTATTGAGAGTGACTCAACAGGAGATAACTACGACATACAAACCGAAAATGAATTTGGTGAAACAGAATTTACACAGTATAGTTACACTGATTTAATTCCATTGTATGTTTTTATTGAAGAAGAAGAATAGTTAAAAGTATTTTTGTGTGCTTCCCCGCACAAAAATGCACGTGGCGCTTTTGTGAGATTTATCACATTTTAAGATTTGACATTTTTTGCCCATGTATGCTAAGATTAGTTTATGACAACAAAGAAACCCCCCGAAGAGTTACGCAGGCTTATGGAGTTGCGCCGTAGCAATGCTGCTTCTGCCGTACCTTCTAAAAAGGCTTACACTCGCAAGGGTAGAAAATGTCAGTCAGAAATGCTATACTTAAAAGATAACTAACAAGAAAGGTCGTGCCCCCATGACATTCGAAAACGATGAATACCTAGATGAATACTATGCACTAATCTGCCCTTCATGCAAAGAAAATGCGGTTGATGAAGTTGAAGAAATGTGTACCCATTGCTTATTGGAAGAAATGTCCGCCACCTATAACGAAGACATTGCGTTAGAAATGAGCCTAGGCCTTGACTACTGATACACTTAAACTAAAAAGATCTAAAGATAGAAAAGTCGCTAACGCCGTTACCCCTAATGGCAAACAAGCAAGCATTGCTAATACATTTGGCTTACCTGCAGGAAAAGCCTACTCATGCCCTGGTGCCACTACCGTATGCGAAAGCGTATGCTATGCAGGAAAACTAGAAAAGGTATTCCCTACCGTAAAGGTTAACCTTCTTCACAATTGGTCCCTGTTAAAAGACGCAGACGGCGAAACCATGGTCCGCTTACTTAATGAAATGATTGTTGACTTCAAGAATGACTGTATCAAGAAAGACGCACCTATGCTATTCCGTATCCACTGGGACGGAGACTTCTTTAATGATACTTACGCATATGCTTGGAAAGTAGTTATTGATAAGCATGCAGATGTTCAATTCTGGGTATACACTCGTGTTAAAGCCGCTGCATTGATTCTTAAGGATGTATCTAATCTATCATTGTATTTTTCTGCTGATAGCGAGAATGTTAAAACTGCCGTTGATCTAAAAATTAATAGCGGGGTCCGCATGGCATACCTTGCTAAGAATTTTGCAATTGGTAAGGCAGACATAAAAGAAATGATTGGTAAGCCTGCTGCTAAGTGTCCTGAAAATAATAAGCAGATTCCACTTATTTCATCTAATGGTAGCGCTTGCGTTTCTTGCTCACTTTGTGTATACTCTAAGAGTGATATAATTTTTTCATCAAGTAAGAAATGAGATAGCATGAGTACTACACAAGTTATATTTTTCTTTTGGTGTTTGATTTTTTTATTTTTCTTGCAGTGATGATGAAAGTGGGCACGTCGGCAAAATCCAATTTGTCAAGTTTCGACACGCCTTTAAGATGTGTTTAAGAACACACCCCAGAACCTCCCCAGAATTGGCATTTATGACATTTTTCTGCTAAAATTATACTATAAGCAATTAACCCCCACAACGAAAGGCAAGACCCAAATGACACTAGGCGGATACACTTACCAAATCGGTGATTTATTCACAACAAGCAAGACAGGCATTACAGGACGCATTAGCGACTTCACCCCTATAAATGCTAAACTAACTAGAGTTTCATTACGCATGGCAAATGGCGCACACCGATTTGCTATGGTCAAGACCTCTAAGTAATCTCAAAATGTGAGAAATGTTAGGTTTCGATTTGACATTTTTCTCCCCAAAATGTTATACTTAGGTATAACCAAATAACAACCCCTAAACAGAAAAGAGAAAAAAATGGCAGTAGCAACAGCAACTTACAAGGTAGGCGATACTTTCACTACACAGAAGTCAAAGGTAACAGGTATTATCACAGAAATCAACCCACAGGCAAATGGAAATGTGCGTGTGAAGTTAGATGTAAATGGTTCAGCCCGTTACACAACTTGGACGGCTAAGTAAGTAAATAGTTTATTCCTGAGTATGAATTAAAACTACTCAACACCCCCAACTAATACCCCACAAAAGAAAAGAGAAAAACACATGGCAAGAGGAAAAGCAATCTCAGTAAAAATCCCTACTCAACGAGTAATCAAAGCACTAGAGGCTAAGTTAGCAGAACTAGAAACTAATTGGTCAAGCCAAGAAGCCAACGAAGCAAAGTTTGAGAAGGCAAGAGAAAAGTGGCGTAAGGAACTTCAGGAATACGCTATTGCTAACATCAAGAAGGCAACCAACTTCCGAACATCTTATCGCTCATACAACAACACTCTCAACATTGACTACGACATTGTAGTAGCAAAAGAAAGTGATTTGCCAGCAGAGCCAGAGCGTGAATACGAACAACTACACACTCACACTTATCGTGAGATGAAAGAGGAAATCCAAAACGCTATCCGTATCCTAAAGATGACGGACGACGAAGTAGTTAATACCTCCACATACAATGCGGTTGCTCGTTATCTATAACTAAATAATCCTCCTGAGTATGAGGCTAAACTGCTCACTTTATACCCTGTGCTCCGTAGGTTCCCTGGGTATACTGTTTCGCCAGGCTGATTAGGGCGATCATAGAAATACTATAGAGCGGAAACATAGGTAGTTTGTAGGGATCTCACCTAATGTCCTAAGTAATACCCTACCCCGCAAGGGGCCCTTGACAATTGTCAGTGGCCAGTAGTATAATTAAATTAACCAACAAATAGAAAGAGGCCCCCATGGACCAGCAACAAATTCCACCAGTAGTAAAAACAGATAACCACTATATGACACGAGAGTTTTTAGAGACTACACTAGTACAGAACAAGGAACGCATTCAGCAACTTGAAGAGCACATTCAAAAAGTAACTCAGCGCTCCTACGCCGATTCTGCAGAGCGCAACCGTATGGTTGAAGCAATGCAAGAGTGGACCCTTGGGGAATTAGAAAACCAAGATATAACAGAAGAGCAGGCAGAAGCAATTGCTGAAATTATGGGCTTTGAGTTAACAAAAGAATTCGAAGTTGAAGTTACAGTTATGTATTCAGTGACTGTTAATGCTCGTGATGAAGAGTCTGCACAAAATGCAATTCACGATATTGATTTTGATACCGTAGACTACAACAGTGATTCAATCTCTTATTTATCATCCTCAATTGATAGAGTAGATATTTAGTAGGGGGCTACTAATACGGACCTGAGCATGTCTTTTAAACTGCTCACTTTAAATTCCCTGCAAAAATTGCACGTGGGGCTTATCCACAGGTTATCCACAGGACGAAGATCACATGTGATTAAGAACACATTTACGAAATGTCCGATTAGTCCCATGTTTAATTAGACCGATTTGCATTTGTCGGTGGGTGGGTGTATACTTAAATTATCAACAACAAAAAGGAGAAAAACTCATGGCACATGACCTAGAAACACAAAACGGAAAGACATCTTTTGCATCTTTTCGTGAGCCTGCTTGGCATGGATTGGGTACCGTATTCACAGAGGAAAAAACAACCGCAGAAATGCTAGAGGCTGCAAGCCTTAATGGTTGGAATGTTCGTCTTGAGGATTTGGAAACCCCATCACATCTAACAAGCGACAAAAACTATCAGTATGTATTGCGTACCAATCCTACTGATAATACTCAGACCGACATTCTTGGTGTCGTAGGTGAGCGTTACCATGTATTGCAGAATGAAGATTTATTTTCATTTGGTGATAACATTCTTGACGGCGGAGGTCGTTGGGAAACTGCTGGTTCAATTAAGGGTGGTCGTGTAGTGTTCGGTGCATTGGCACTAGAGCGTGAAACAATTCTTGACCCTAATGGTGTTGCCGATAAGGTAAAAACTTATTTGCTCATCAACACATCACATGATGGCTCGATTGCAATTCAAGCAAGCATAACACCCGTTCGTGTTGTGTGCGCTAATACTCTTAACCTTGCGCTTGGTGGCGTAGGTCGTAAGAAAAATAAGGGTATCAAGCAATCTTTCAAAATTCGCCACACTCAGACCGCTAACGGCAAAGTACAAATTGCTCGTGAGACTCTCGGTCTTGCTAATTCTTACATGGACGAATTCGACATCATGGCAAAGGCTATGATTGAGAAGGAAGTTTCTGCTAAGCAATTTAACGACATCATTCTTGCTGCTTATGCAAAGCCTGATAAAGATACTAAGGGCGCACTTAAAAAGTGGGAAAACAAAGTCGATACAATTAACGACATCTATACAGGTGAATTTAATGGTATGATTGCTGGTAACGCATGGGGTGCATTTAATGCACTTACTGAACGCCTTGATTGGTACCGCACTGCTCGTGGTGGTTCTAACGAATCTATCCTTGCAAGCGCAAGCGGATTTGACCCTGCTATCAACGCAGAAAAAAATCGTTTGCTAAAAATTGTGCAGAATGTAATGCAAATCGCATAACAAAAAAATCCTGAGCAAGATTTAAAACTGCTCACCATTTGGTCCGTTAGAATAGTTGGTTAGTTCGCCACCCTGTCACGGTGGAGGTCATGGGTTCAAGTCCCATACGGATCGCAATTTATAAATATGCATAGCAATGTATAAAAATCGCACGTGGGCACAAATCAGACATATCGGACATAAAAATGTCAAATTAAAAAATCTTTACGAAGACTATAAAAGATCCCCCAAAATGTCAAACCTAAAAATCTTTACGATAGAGTTGACATTTCCCCTAGATTGTGCGATAATTGTTATATAACCCACTAACAAAGGAACCCCATGAGAGAAAGATCCAAAGGCTATATCGGTCAAATAGTTGACGGTAAGAAGTTAGCCATAATTGCAAATGATATCTATCGCTTACAGTATAGTAATGACTTTAGTCCATGTACTGTAGATAATCTATTGTTTGTTACCCTTGAAGAGAAGAATGTGTTTGGCGATAATAAGTATGCCCTGGTTTGTTCAGAGGGTGTGGGCTGGGAGCAAGACACATATGGTTGTCTAGAAGTACCAACTAACATTGGCCAAATGGGGCTATGGAATGGCAGAGTATTTATATCAGTAGACACAGTTAAAGAATGTCTAACAGATCAAACAGAAGATATCGCAGACTACATCCGTGTCTTTGGTGATAGACTAGATAATAACTGTTCCTTATGGCAATCAAAGATGTCAGTGCTAGAGGATACAATAGTAGTATGACCAAAACAATGAATACTATAGACGACCTAATAAACGAAATATACGAAAGCAACTACTCTCACTTAGAGTTTGAGGAGAACATGGGTGGAGAGGCTTGCGACTGCCATATCCATACTACACTAAATACTATTGCCCACTACGCAGGAATAGAGGTAGGCTAATGCTTGGTTATGCTAAAGAAGATCTAGATACTATGATTGACTCTGTTGCTACCGCTTTGCTTTTGGTGGACGACACTAATGATCCTTGGCTACATGGAACATTGAACATAACTAAGACTTTCTTAGAGGGTCTATGGGCAGAAGGGTACTTTGACTAATGTGGAGTAGATATACCTTTGTTTGTGATCCTGATGAGTGTGATTCCCTGGTTGAGTTTACTGCTAGAGATGGCTTTGGCTTTCCCCTGGGGGTAGTAGAAATGTTCTGCCCTTGTGGTAGGAAGTTAAACTATATTAGTTATGAAGAGGCTTATGCTCCGATCATTACAGATGTGAGCAAGGTCACACCCCGTACAGTTGTAAAAATCGACTCGAACCCTTATAATTAATATATGGACCTAAACACATTTAACGAATATATCAAACTGCACCTTATCTCCTTGGAGCAAGACTCTGAAGAAATCCAAAAGCAAATGGGCTTCTACGATGACTACGACTCAGATGAGTATAAGGATTTGGAGATAGAAGATATCTCTATTAATGGACAAATGATTGCCTGCTACCACTTTTTGTCAGTGCTAGAGGGTACACTATAACTATGATGAATACAACACTAGACCCACGACTACAGAAACTAATTGATATGGGAGAGTCAGGAACTGACATCCTACATGGTGAACTTAAAAACCTAATGCTAGAAGCAGAGAATGATTATATTGAGATTGAGAAAGAGGAGCGGGAGGGTGGATACTCTGACGCAATGCTTTCTATGGACCGCACACGAGCAGAAGGACGAATGGACGCTCTTGTAGAAGTCTATGCCCTTACATACCAACTGGCCTTTGCTATTAGTGATAGGATAAAGAGCCGTGGATAACTTTATTGAAATGGATTTTGATGAATGGTGCGACACATACAAACCAATCATTAACCATATAGACAGTAATGCTTCCTTTGATAATGGTGAGGGTGGCATTATGTTTGAGACATATGGTGATGAGGTAGAGTTTGTTAAGTCTCAATCCCCTGACAAAATATGGATGTATGGTGACGGAGACGACGGCGGTTCATATGTATGGAGCGGCTGGGGATTTGTAAATAGATTAGGATACTTCATTACTGAGGTACCTTGCCCACCTGATACAACCATTCAGGTCAGAGTTAGTTATAACTGGTTCTATTGTGAGAACTGCAGCGCTGAATTCGAGGACCCTGATAATACTATCAGAGATGCCTTCGATGAGCACGATTTGGAAAAATGTCCAAACTGTGCTACACTTGATGAAATGACCCTAGTAGGATTGGAAAAATAATGACAAAGTATGTAATAGATGAACTAACATTAGTAGGCTCTTTTGCTGTTGACAGCGGACAAGCAATGGTAGGCGACCCATGCTACCTTGACGGCTGGAAAACAAATGAAGGCGAGGAATGGGAACTAGAAGGCAAGGCTGGAGATTACTCCTACCATGGTGCTAGTGCTATGACCCTTTCGGCCACCGCTGGTGTATTAGGCGCTGGTAGCGCAGTAGTATTTAGCACAGGCTATGGTGACGGATACTATCCTGTATATGTTAAGTATAACGAGGACGGGCGAGTTGTTAAGGTAGTTATTGATTTCGAGGGTGACCTAGATGAGGAGCAAGAATAATGGGAGCACGGATTAATTTTGTATTCAAGGACTCTGACAAGGGTCCCATGGTAGTACTATATAGCCACTGGGGAGAGACTGAATGGCAGCGGGACCTAGCAATGGCCCTGCAGCATGCAAAGCCTCGTTTAAATGATTCATCATATGGCACCCGCATGATCATTAGTTATCTTATGCAAGACTCTATCTTGGATGAGACAGGGTTTGGAATCCATGCAATTGCTAATGAGGGTGGGTCCCTAGAACTAGGTGAGTTTACGGTCCTAGTCGACTTCACTAACAATACTGTTACTGATAGAGTCTCAGTGCCCTTTGATAAATTTATGGGTGCTTATTGCCCTGCGCTAGTCTAGGTATTGGGTCACCTAGGCTAATCGGGTGGAGGGAGCAGGCGTGGGGCTTGCTCTTTCCCCCACTTTTTGGTACAATGGATACAAGGGAGAACTATGCGTATAAGCAGACGAATTACAGATGAGGAAAAGGTTGCCAATAAAATGGGCAACATTATTTCTGACCTCAGAGTTGATTTGGAATTGGTCGGGGAATACTTGGCAAAGTCCCAACCCTATGTCGTGTATAATAGATTACAGGCAATAGCAGAGTCAGCCAAAGAAACTAAGGAAGGTACAAATTATGCTTACAACAACCTTTGAGAACAAAGCACTAATCTTGGGACAACTATGGATTAACTACAAGGCAGAAGATGAGTGGATTGATTTCTTTATTTATAACGACTTAGGTTTGCCACTTGCTTTCGCATTTGCCGAGGGTATCATTAACCACACTCCAACACTAGAGCAGTACATAAACGAAACATGGGATTTATTCCTTGAAGGTTTAGGTTCTGAAGATGAAGGGTTTGAAGACATTCAGGATTTGTTAGACGACAACTAGTCCTGGCCCGAAAGGGCACGTGCCATACTTTTATCAATTTGTCAAACCCCAAACCTTATTTCCAAAAGACATTACGATCCAAACCAAAATATCCCCAAACCAAGACATTACGAACCTCCAAAACTTTCCCCCTGCTGAACTTATACCATAGATATAAAGGTTTGTCAAACCATGTTATAATGGTTTTATGAGTCCTAAGCATCACTTTGCAGAATATGCCAAAAGAGATCCAAAAGGGTATAAAGCATTCTCTGACTCTCTTTGGAACTCCTTTGTTACTGTTACTCATACTATAGGTTTGGGATCATTCTTTACTTTTACCCCCGATTTTTTGCAGGGACCCGTTGACAAGCAGGCCACAGGCCGCTTTGCCGAAGGCGAAATCCCAGGGGATCAAGACCAAACCATATAAGAATTACCCCCTATAGAATAACAAACCATTTCTCCTTGGTTTCTAGAAAAACCATAATAGTTTTATTAAATAACATTACGATTATCGATAATTTTCCCCTAATTTGGGGATATTTTTTTATGCATAAATGGGCTTGACAAACCATCGTTTACGATGTATAATGCCCAAACCATGCATATCAAGGTTTGACAGATATGAAGGTTTGCGCTATAATCCCGCTATGAAGGTTTGGGGATAGGAAGGTTTTTCGGTTTGACATTACGAACGCCTTATGGTAAAGGGCTCCCTACTCCACTATCCTCCACAACGCTCCACTTCTAGAGTGTCTAATAATATAATCAGTAAGACTAATCTGTGGATAACTTGTGGATAACTATGACATTTCTAGCCTATTGGTTGTGGATAACTACATACTTGTATGATAGAATTAACACATGCAGTATTCCAAAATGTTACATGACTACTCAATAGTCACCCTACCTAGGGTTGGGTCTAACTACCTACAAGACAGAATCTTCCAACACACAGGAGTCTTTGTCCAAAGATTTCACAGGATACAAAGTAACAAAATGATAACGATAGCCAGAGATCCAGTAGCCCTAATGACATCAGAGTTAACGATGAGAGGCTTCTTTGACAAAACCATCATGGACAAAATCCAAACCACAGAATGGAAAGAAACCGTACTACAAAACTTTAACAGTTATCTTTCTGGCATAGACGACATGGCCATAGCCAATAGGTTTGACATTGTCATAGACTATAGAACCCTAACAGACTTCCCATTTGAGACAACAAAGGCTGTATGCGACAAGATAGGTCTTGAGATAACAAACCCAGAGTATGTGGATAACCGCCTAAGAGACTATACAGAGCATAACCACATACTATCTAGCAAAAGGGTTGTAGAATATAACCAGATAAGGGAGCATGTCCTAGAACTAGACCTTTCGCACATGTATAGGTTCTATAATGCACTTCTTGCCAAATGTATAGAAGTTCCTGGTATACTGTAATTATGCTAAATGTCCTATGCTTTAACTGTGGTGGTATGTTTGAAGTTCCCTATGGCACAAAAGACATTACGAAGCAGTGTCCAAAATGCCAGGGCAAATAAAGATTACGATAGGTCCTTTATAGCCCTATTGACCATACGGATCAGACCTTTTCGAGTTATCTTCGACGCATCAAATGTCTCCGTATAACCCCCTTGTGGCATATCTGCCTTATCTAGGAAAGAACCATGCTTCTTAGTGAGTGTATTTACTACTAGGGATTCTACTGCTCTTGCTTTATCCCGTTCGGAAAACCACCAATACTGGATCAATATCCAACCCTTGGTCCTATGGGCTGCAAACCTTCTACCTGAGACATCTGATATCCCTATCTTGACAGCCTTATACACAGGGCTGTATAGTATATATAATAGGGTCATTAGTCTATTATACTTGACTTCCCCCGCAAAATTCGATATACTAAGTATATGTATAAAGAAATTAAAATTAAAAACACTTGGATACACTATGGTGGCTCTTTCAAGCGCTTTGCTATAGGACTTAGCATTGACAGATATTCTATAAGCCTAGACCTAGTTTGGATATGGATTACGATAGAGCGATGATCAATCTAGAAATACCAGACCCGTTTACTGCCTTTCGCATAGAAAAATATAACCGTACAAAAGGATTACGATACGACTTCTTTTCTGGCGAATGGGACATGGAATGTAGTGCATGTGGAGAACCTCTCAACGCACCTAACAAAAAGACAATGACAAAGATCCGCTTATATCATACAAGAAATGAGTGCCTAAATGGATACTGAGAAAACCTTCGACCAAGAGTTTAGTGTTGAAGACATTACGAACGCCATAGTAAATCAGGCTAAGGCTGAGGTTAAGTCTCGCTATGGCAATAAGAAAAGACATCGCCAATGACATGCAAGGTGTGTGGCCTGTCTAAGGAATCAGAGTGGTTTTGGAATGCACATCAAACCATGTCTGATGGTAACATCTGGTGCGTAAATGCCAAAAGGTCTAAGTGATCTATTCTAACTGTGGGACATACGCTGGTTATCGCAAACACCACAACCACAAGACTAAACCATGTGTTGAATGTTTGGCTGCATCAAGTGTCTACAATAGATTACGATACAAGAAAAATAATCGTGCTCATGTAACTGCCAAGTATCGTGCATCAAACCTTGATAAGGTAAGAGAACGAGAGCGATCTAAGAATAGACGACGCAGAGCAAAGATTACGAACGACTATAATGAACTCCAGGTTATTGCTACCTATGGGGGCAATTGTCATTTGTGTGGTACAAAGATTGACTTTATGGCTCCCCGAAAATGTGGGGTAGATGGCTGGGAGCAAGGGCTGCATATCGATCATCTTGTTCCTATTGCAAAAGGTGGCTCAGATACATTAGATAATGTCAGACCAGCCCACGGATTATGTAATTTAAACAAATGGGCAAATGAAGGATAGTCACCAATATTGCCCGTCTAGGGCATAAAAAGGTTTACTACTTCTATTTTGCGCCGAACTTTAAAGATTTTTTAATAGTGTATAATGGATATATGCCATATATAGTAAACGATATCCCAGTGGGCAACGACCCAAGCGAAATTAACAGAACGCCATCTTATGTTGAATTTTTTGAAAAGATTGGCGACTCTGCGGACAACATAAAGGTTATACCAAACTTCCTTTCAGAAGAAGAGATTAAGTATCTACTTAGCCATGTCGACGAGAGAAGAAGAATGAGTTTCGTTTCTCAAAAAGATAATGATGGAAAGCCAGTAGCATGGATGCACAACTATGAAGGAATCATCGACAGAGATAATATTTTTGAAAGAGTTTTGGCCGAAGTAAAAACACTGTATGGATACACAAACATAACAAAGAAAAATACTGACAGGCTAAATATTGCTAGATGGGATAAGGGAACGAAACTAACACTGCATGTTGACGATCTTGGATATGTAACAGACAATCACCTGCCAACATTAGTGTATCTTAATGATGATTATGAGGGTGGAGAGTTAAACTTCCCAACACATGGTGTTACTATTAAGCCTAAAGTTGGTGACCTTATAATATTCCCTGGCAATATGCACTATGCTCATGAAGTAAAAGAAGTTTTGTCTGGAGTAAGATATACTCTACCTATTTGGTTCACAATACCATAGTGTATAATTGAATAATGATAAATAACCCATCAGAGAATGTCCAGAAAAAAAGGAAACTTTTAGATGGGTCTGAAGTAAACGATTATGATTATCCAATTGACTTAATATTGCATACAAAAGCGCCTGGCAAATGGAAATTGATTGATCTTGAAACTGGACAAGAATATCTTGGTTCAGAGATATCTCATGAAACATTCGGAGAACTACTAAGAACTAAGGTAGCAAAGTCTAAGATTGGTTCTTGGTTTAAAACTAAAGGAAGAGTAACAAAATAATGGAAAACAATGAAAGACCTATAACTTTTCACTGGATGTGGAGAAGACACTGGCAAGTAAACGATAGTACTGAGAACCTAGACCTTAAAGGTATTCTTGGTATGGCACAAGAGTTAGATGGTGCAAATGTAAAATCTGTGTTACTTCCGTATGGCCCAGGTGGCATAGACTTTTCTTTAGTTATACAAGAGGCATTACAAAAAACAAATCAGTTGATCATGACAATTGCACTGCCAGCATACGGAGTAAGTCCAGACTATGCTGCTAAGATTGTTGATACTCTTAATCAATTTGCACCTGGAAGAATTGGTGTAAACCTTGTTGCTGGAAGATGGGGAGATGAAGGCAACGGTCCTTCTGAAAAGATAGTTTTAGATCATTATATGCATGACTCAAGCCTTATTGATACTCTAGATAAGAGAGTAGCAATATCTGCAGTTTGGATGGACAAGTTTATGAATTTGATGAGGAATCACAAGTATAAGACACATATGGCTGTGGTTGGCTCTTCAAATACAACAATTGAAATAGCAAACAAGCATACAGAATACATATATGTTGATGATAATTTGCTATATGATGAACAATTTAATAAGATAAAAGGTCCAAAACCAATAGTAATTATTGACCCACTAATTATTGACCATCCAAACGATGAGCAGAATGTTAAATATGACAAAAATGCACCACAGAGAAAGCAAAATCATCATGTCAAAGGAACTATGGAAGAAGTAAAACAAAAGATAAGAGCAATATCAGAAGAGTATGGCGTATATGATTTTATGATACACACTGATCAAGAAGATATTAGCAAGTTGTTAAAACTTGTAAGAGATTTTGACAAAATTGAAACTATTGCAGATACTGTTGATCCTGTTCCTAATATGACAACTGCTGAAAGATTCAGCGTCATTGGTAGCGGACCTAACAACATAAAGGTATTTAATAACTATCTTAGCAAAGAACAGTGCGATAACATGATAAGAATGATTAAGGAGACACAGACAAGTAATATAAGACCACTACAGTCTGAGGCTCTAGCACTAATCTATTACGACTCACTAGATCTACCAGAAAAGTATATACCTGGGGTGCACTCTATGTTAGAAAAAGAGTATAGCGTTGTTGTAAAACCAAGGCACTCTAGATTTGCTGAGTGGAGACATAACAATAGTCAGGTGATTCCTATAGATGATATGGGTTCTAAGGATTCTAACCATATGGCTGGCTGGGTATATTTAAATGATGACTACGATGGTGGAGAACTATCTTTTATTCATCAAGGTGTATCTTTTAAACCGAAGGCTGGAGACCTAGTTTTGTTCCCTGGAAATTTCCATTACTGGTATCATGTTGCTCCTGCAAACGGATCAAGATACATCATGCCTATATGGTTTGATTTTATTTAATGGTATAATTATTTAATGAAAAAAAATAAATGCTTTTTTTGTGAAAAAGACGCAACACATTTTGATATTGTTGTGAACCACAACGACTATATTGTTGCAGATGTTTGCTTAGATCATCTATCTATGGGTTTGATTGCATAATAGAGCAGCATATTAATGAATAAAATAATCACATACCCTAGGTCTGGAACACACTATCTTCAAAACCTTATACTAACATACTCATCTAAGCATATAGACTCTGGGCATTACGCAGTTTTGGATAATAGTTTTATTATAACTATTGCAAGAGATCCTTTTGATAGCATTCAGTCTACTGTGGCAATGAAAAAGCATTTTTCTCCAAGCACATACCTTGATACTGACTACATTGACTATTACACAGAACTATACGAGTTTTTAAATAATCATGCCAGCATAGTTATTGATTATAACGATTTGATTTCTTCCCCTCAAGAAATAACAAAAAGGGTATGCGAATTGCTTAATTTTGAAAAAATGCCGCTTGAACAAGAAATGATGAAAGACGACAAAGAGTATGAGTATCTTGTGTCTAGCACCACAGTCAAAGAGTATGAAGGAGAATATTTCACAAAAGAAGAAATGCAAAAATGTTATCCAGTATACTTAGACTTGTTAAGCAAATCAATAAAATTGACTTAGTATAACTTTTCTGCTATACTAAATATATGGAACAATGGATCAATGACTATGCATCGTGGGTGCTTGCCCTAAGTGGTGTCTCCGCAATTTACTTTGTTGGTCGAAAGCAAATCTGGGCATGGATATGGGCTACATTTAATGAGGCCCTATGGATTTACTATGCCTTAGTGACCAAACAGTACGGGTTTATATTTGCTGCTTTAGCCTATTCTGTTGTTTACATTAAGTCTTATAGACACTGGAAAGAATTAGAATCAGATAATTTATCTTGGAGACTATTTACTAAGTTAGTTTGGGATAACAAAAATGCCAAAAGATCCTAAGATTATGTCTATGGATTGGCGTAGTCTAGGGTATTGGCCTGTGTGGAAAGATGGAAAGAAAGTATGGGTGCCAAAAGATGATAAATCATTCAACCAAGATACAGAGAACTAAAATACTTCCATTACGATGGATAGGAAATATTTCTGGTGAATTTGCTGGTAATCACATAGTTAAGTGTGTTAATATGGACGAAGATGAAGAGTATGGGTGGCGATATAAGTACCATGCAAAAATGTGGAAGTATCTTAACAAACCTTATGAGTTGTGGGGAACATATTATATTATCGATATGGAAGCATGGAAGAAGGATCTAAATGGCTAGAACTCTGATATGTCCTATTTGTAAAAAAGAATGGGACTTTCGTGTTGGGTTTGGACATGAAAGTTTAAACAAACACATAAAGTCAGACCACAAGTCTTGACATATAGTACCCAATAGGATATAATTAAAGTATGAGTATAGACGAAATGACATTACGAGAAGAGATTGCTAGGGAAATAGAAGCCTTGCCTATTGAACCATCAGTCACAAACGCTTTAGGCATGCAGATCTCTGCTGCTAAAATTGCAAGAGGAGAGGATAACTATATGACTAAATTTTTTGAAACACAGGTGGATTTTGAATGATTAGCATATTCTTTTTAATACCAGCATTCCTAATAGGATATGTAGCCTGCTATCTAGTTATGACATATCATGTTGATCAAAACTAGTCCTGCAATACCAGCGGTCATCTTTGATGTAGATGGAACTCTGGCTAATGTGGATCCATACATTCACCTTGTTCGTGGCCCTAATAGGGATTACGATGCCTTTCATGAGGCCTCTATAGATGCCCTGCCAAATTTTGAAGTAGTCGAAATGCTAAATCAGGCTTTCTTTGATCAAAGACATATAATAATTGTAACATCAAGAAAAGAAAAATGGCGTGGTCTAACATCTCAATGGCTCGCTAAAAATGATATTGGTCATCATGCTTTGTATATGCGTAAAGATGATGACAACAGGCCTGACTATGAAGTAAAAAAAGATATACTAATTCAAATTAAGAAGCACTGGAATGTTCTTCATGCCATAGACGACAATCCAAATGTTATCAGACTTTGGGAAGACCATGGGATTCCTACTACAAAGATTGGAACATGGGATGGGAATAAATCTTGACAGACAACCTTCAGTATGGTATGATTAATACATGAGCAAACGAGTTAAGAAAGTTTATAAGTGCGTTGAGTGTGAAACTATGATTACTATTGTAACTAGGGTTCACGAACTTCCAGAGTCCATTATTTGTCCTTGTGACAAAGTAGCAGAAAGCCAGTGATCTAATGAAACAAAGCAACAATAAGGTCTCTCAGCATAAGATTAAGAGAGCAAACAAGAACAAGAAAAGAACTCAGGCAAAGCCACAACTGTCTAAGTTTGAAAAAAAGCAAGCATTTTTAAGAGAGCAGATTATTCAACAGTCCGTTCTTCGGGCATCTCAAAATATTTAGGAGATAAGTAATTGGTAGATTACGATAAGTTAAAAAAAATTCCAGAAGATTTAAAGCATGCAATTATTAAAGAGCATATGAAAACATACTACCACTGGACGGTTGGAATTCTTTGTTTCTTAATTGGAACATTCTTTGGTCTTTTAATTAAATAGGGTCTAGCACCAGTAGCCAAGTTGGTTAAGGCACCGAACTCATAATTCGGCTATTCGTAGGTTCAAGTCCTACCTGGTGTACT